GGAGGGTGGTTAGGCGGTCCCGGAAATCCGGGTCCCGAGGCGGCGATCAGCGTTGACGGTGCCGAAGAAGACATCCCAGCGGTGGTTGTGGGTGTCGGTCGCGCCGTCGCTGTAGCGCCAGTAGCGGACGGTCAGGCCGGTGTCGGGGTCGGTGGCGTAGTCAGCCTCGCCCGAGTACGGCATGACCAGCTTGGCCGAAACCAGCTTGATCGCGGTCTTGTGGAACGCGGCGTTGGCCCGGTAGGTGGTCGAGGCCGTGCCCAGCCAGGTCACAACGGCATCGTCAGCCGGAGCCGCCGTGACGTTCTTGTACGCGCCCGTGGTGATGATCGGGGGCGAGATGGTCAGGGCCAGATCCTGCGCCGTCGCCGTGCCCGAGGCCACCGAAGTGCCGCCCGTGATGACGGTGAACTGCTGGAGGTAGCCCAAATCCGCCTTGGTGCGCGGGTTGACCGCGTTCACCCCGGCGATGGTGAAGACTTCGCCGGCCACGACGGTCGTGGCGTTACCCACGCCGTCGATGTTCAGGGTCTGGGTGTAGGTGGACTTGACGGAAGCGTAGGTGACGTTCTGGCTGGCGCCGTCCACAGCGGCGTTGGTGCGCGTGCCGCAGGTCAGGCTCGGGATGGTCTGCGTGATGTAGCTGTCGATATTGCCCATCAGCGGGACCTTGGCCTTGGCCAGAGCCGAGCGCGCGATGTCGCCCTGCATGGCGGCGTTGGCCAGCAGGGAGCCGGCGATACCGTAGCCGTCCGCAGGGGTCAGGATGGCGTTCCGGTCGTTCATCGGCACGGCCATTTCGTCCAGGCGTTGCGGCGCCTTGAAGAAGTCAGCCGGGCTGTCGATGGTGACGCCGGGGGTGCCCACCCAGTTGTGGAACTCGTTGACGCGGGCGATCAGCTCGCCGTCCACATAGGAGGCGATCTGGGCCATGGAGGCATCGAGAACCTTCGACTTCAGCAGCGCATCGACGTTCAGGGTTTCCTCTTGCGAGGTGAACTGCACGTCAACACCGGCTTGCTTGTCGATGACCACGGCGACTTCGCCCTCGGTCACGTCCTGCGCGGAGGCGGTGGCCCCGGTGCGGATGATGAACTCGGGCGGGCGCTTGACATAGACGGTGCCGCCCACGCCAGCCTTGAAGGTCTTATCGACCCCCTCGCTGTCGCAGAGCTTGGCCATGACGAGGTTGTTCTTGAGGAGCTTCAGGCCCGCGTTCGCGAAGACCTTCGGCGAGAGAAAGGCGTTAGCCATGGTGGTGGTGCTTTCTGCCCCTTAGGGCATTAGCCGCCGTACTGCTTGTCGAACGCCGCGAAGTCAGCGGTGTCAGGCGACACCTTGAACTGACCGGACGTGCCGCGAAGGGCCGGGGACGGAGCAGGGGCGGATGTGGATCGGGGAGGTGCGGCAAGCCGCTGTTCGAGCTTGGCGAGTTCGAAGGCCTGCATGGTTGGCGTCAGGGACGACAGGCGATGAAGTTCAGCCGGGTTGTTGCCAAGGTGATCGGCCAGCTTCGGGCCGTTCTCCGAGGACAGAATGACATCCTGCACGCCTTCCGGCAGGGACGGAGCGCGCCGCAGCGCGGAAAGGCCCTCAGGCTCCCCATCGGGGAACTGGGTGGCGACCCGTTGCTCGAACGTCTGAACCTTGGTCTGGATGGTCGATTGCTGCTGTTGCGCGGCGAGCCGGGCGTTGACAGTGTTCTCGGCCTTCCAGTCGGTCAGGGCTTCGACATAATCGTCGTAGCTCTCGAACTGGTCGCTGGTCGGCTTGCCATCATTGGCTTGCGGCGCCGGTGCCGGGGCTGGACGAGCGGCCAAGGCCTGTTCGCGCCAGTAGTCTGCATCGCGCTCGGCCTGCCGCTGCTTCGCGGTCAGCTCGGCGATGCGTTCGCCTGCGGTCTTCTTCGGCTTGGGAGCCGGTTCGCCCGCTTCAGGTTCCGGCTCCAGGCCTTCACCTTCAGTATCCACCACTTGGTCAACAGCGGTGTCTTCGATCACGCCTTCCGGCGTCTCGTTTTGGTCGGTCATGCGCTCTCGCGAACGGGTTTAGATGCCCGTCATCTCCATTGCGGGGTCTTCAGGGGGTGGAAACCCCTGCCCGGAAAGCTCTTGCAGGGCGGCGGGATCGGGCTCGCCTTGCATGGGTAGCGGCATGGGCTCGGGAGCGACGGGCATCTGCGGCATCCGCATAGCCATCTGACGCTCCATCTCGGCCATCTTGCCGAAGGTGTGGTCGCCCTGCTCGGCGTGGTACTGCATCGCGGCAAGCTCAAGTTCGGCCTTCTGAGCGTCGAACATGGCGTGCGCCGCATCGGCCTTGGCCTTGTCGGCGTTGGCGATTTTCTCTTGCACCTCAGCCTGAGCGGCCTGTTGCTGCATCTCCATCGCCTGCATTTCTTGCGGGCTGGGCTGCTTGGGCTCCTGACCGTCCTCACCCTCAAGGATCTGCGGCGGGATGGTCTTCTTGAGGCGCTCGGCAAGGATGTCAGCCATCGGCCAATCCATTGCCTTCGCCACCAAATCAGACGCAACAGCGGCAGCGGCGGGAACGGCCTGCATGAACTGGATCAGGCTATCAGCGGCCTCGGCGCGCTTGGTCGAGTAGCTCGGGCCGGTCTCGACCGAAACATCGTAACGCCCCTGGTTGATGTCCACCGAGTTGGGGTTGTTCGGATCGTTGACCCGCTGGACCTTCGTCGCGTCGTCTTCCCCAACGATGCGGATCGTGCGCGGGGTGTCGTAGCAGACCGGGATCATGGCGTTCAGAACCTTGCCAGCCTCGGAAATCGCGGCCCGCAAGTTGTCGTGGTAGATGTAGGTAGCGACATCGCCTTCCCGCTGGCGAGCCATGATGGCCTTGCCGGAAGTCTCGTTCGACCGAACGCCAAGGCTGGCATCCTGAAGGCCCGTAACGTCCTTCATGTCCTGCGAGTTGAGCGCGGCCTCTTGCAGAAGGGCAGCGGGCATGGCGGGAGGCTGCGTGTACTCAGGCCGGATACCACCCTTCCAGCGCAGCATCGGGTCGGAGCTGTTGTGCGCCTGCCGGAAGTCCTCTTCGCTGTCCTCGTCAACGGCGGTTTCGTGAACCAGCCACTTGCCCTTCGGCGCCATAGCCAAGGTCTCAGCAGCCACCGAGCGCCAGTAGTTCAGCAGCCGTTGCGGGTCCTTCGCCCAACGCACCAGGCCGAAGCGAACGCGCTTGGTCCCGACGTTGAACTCCCACCCCTGAACGCGGAAGATCGGCACGCGGTCGATGGGCCATTCATAGGGGCCGTCGAGAACGCAGGTCCCGGTAATCAGGTACATGCAGGCGTACTTGCGGGACGACTGACGGGTCTGGAGGACTTGAGCATCCGCCGGGACCTTGTCCATCGGAACGACCGAGCCATCCGACAGAAGCGCGATCTCCATCGGCTTCTCAATGACGCGCCAGTACTCGGTGACGCGAACCGTGTCCTTCGTGTACCAGCCTTCACGCTCAACAGACGGAGCCTCCAGATTGGAGGGCATCTCGTCGGGGTAGGCCTCTTCGAAGTCCTTGCGCGGAACCTCGTCAGCGACGAAGCAGTAGCGCGCATCGCGGCCCGTGGGCTCAATGCTCAACGGGTCCCAGACCACGGCGAACGGATCGGCAATCCGATCAAGCGTCAGGTCGCGGTCAAACGCCATCTCCCCGGCGTACTTCACAGCAGCCCGGAAGTTGCCAATGCCGCACGTCACCTGAGACTGGCCGGCGGTGGCGTAGACGCCTTGAGCATCGCAATCCCGCTCGATAGCGCGGATCATGCCCTCACGAACGTCGGCCAGGTCCTTGTCAGCGTCTTCAGCCGGGCGGACCTTGATCGACGGACGGTTGATGCGAATGTCACCGACCACCTGGGCGATGAACTGCGGCAGGCGGTTGATGACCAGCGTAGGCCGACCAGCCCGCGCCATCTTGGCGGTGTCGTCCCACTGCTCACCAGCGGCGAAACGGGCGTCTTCAAGCCCGGCGTCGCGGTTGTCCTTGTCGAAGTCCACAGCCTCCTGAAAACGCTCGCGCGCCTCCTTGATGAAGCTGTCTTCGTCCTCGTAGCCCTCGGGTACTTTGGGTTCGCGAGCCTTCTTGTCGGCCATCAGATGGTTTCGGTGCTCATGTCAGCTTCCCATCCAACTGCTGACCCTTGCAGGCCGCTTCTTGTCGCGCTGTACGCGGGGTTCTTCGTAAGCCACACAGCCAAGCCCGAAGGCGTCAGCGCCGTGTGAGGCCCAGTCGTGTTTCGGACCAAGGCCAACCCCGGTCTTCTCGTGCTTGTTCTCGTGGTAAGCGCCCAAGGCGTCCAAGCCGCCCTGACACGCTTCCTCGTTGAACCACATCGACGGAAAGAGCCGCCGGCCCGCTTCAATGCGAGCTGCGGCAGCGCCCTTGCCTTGGTTCGGAATGACCGTGACCGTGTAGCCCGCCGCTCTCAGCGCGCTTTCGTAAGACACGTCGTAAACCTTGTCGTTCGTGCCGCCGTCGTGAGGCAACCAGAACTGCGCTCGCTCGGGCGTCAGGCCTTTTGACCGACACCATTCGAGGTGCGTGGCAAGCGGCTGGCCTTGCGCCTCGTAGTAGTCCAACCACCTGATCTCGCGCCCAACGAACTGGGCATCCCAGATCGTGAAGCTGTCAGCCCTCGCGCCCGTCCCGCCAATATCGACAAAGAGCCGATGCGTCAGGAGCGGGTCAGGGGCGACGTGACCGATGCGGCCTTCCCGCTTGGCCTTGGTCAGATCAGAGGCGAAGTAGGCGCCCTCGGTCACCTTCCTGTAGCCCCCGTCCCAAACGTGGTCGTAGTTGTCGGGCCGGTCGCGCTCGTCGTCCTGACGCTCTTGCTCCAGCTCGGCGGGAAGCCACGGATTGTCCGACCAGTTGGCCTGCACGATCACCGAACCCGTGGGAGGCGTCGGGCCTCTCAGCAGCGCATCCACCGGATCGGTCTTGCGTGACGGGTTCCACGAGAACCACAGTTCCGACCCTGACTTGCGAATGGTCGGGCGAAGCAGTGTCAGGCTGGTCTGGGAAAGCGACTGCGCTTCCTCAACCCACGCTATGTCGAAGCCTTCCAGCGACTTGATGCTGTCGGCGGTGTGGTCCTGCATCCCCTGAAAGACGATAACGCCACCGTGCGGCGTCTCGATGTGGGTGTTCAGGATGTTGAACCGATCCGACAAGCCCATCTTGCGGATCTTCT